CGAGAACATCGAAGTCGAAGGTGTTTCCTTTTTCGTCTGTGAACTGGCGACCTTCGTTCTCGTGAAACCAACCGTTCTCGTGTTCGAAATTTCTTGCGATTACTTTGATTTCTTCATTTAGACGCTTAACGTCGTCCATTGAAAAGTGATAAGTGATTTTTGGATTGTACATATTGATTTGATTTTTAGTGGTTACAAATGTATTCAATTAGTTGATCGTTCCAACGCGCTTCCGAAAGTTTTTGACATTTCTCGATGTTTGCTGCAATCTCGTTGTGCGTTAGGTTGTACGCGTTCGCGCAAGATGAAACACAAATAAAGTTAGATTTCTTTTGTTGGCTCTGGTAGTTCTTTCCAAGACGAAGTAGTAACCTTGAGGAATACTCGTTCAAGTTCTGCAATTCGTTGGTCGCACAATTGATCCCTAGAGGTTGACCCATTCTTCTGATTACCGTAGTAATTTTGTGCGGTAATGATTCCGTCAATAAGAATTTGTACTTCTTCTTCAAAGAGAAAAATTGATTTGTAAAAATTGGCTCTTTCATTGTTCATTTGATTTTTGGGTTTTAGATTTCTTTTGATTCAATTATTTCTTCGCGTGGTGTCGCTGACTTGATTCGGTCGTATGCGTTCTTTGCATCTTCCAAGATGTTGTACGACATATGAAACTCTCCATTTACTTTGATGACGTAGTACATATCTGTTAACGTCGTTTTTTGAATTAGTTCTACTTTCATTTTGTTGTGTGATTTGGGGTTTGTTCTAGTTGTCTTGTTTGTTCGTCAATCGTTCCTGCGATTAACATTCCTGCGAAAAGCATCTCGATAAAGAGTAGTGTTTTTTTCATTTGATTATTTGGTTTTAGTTAATGCGCGTTGGTCAGCCGCGCCCCTGATTTGATTATTTAATTTGTTTCGCTAATTGATTTCCAAAACTTGCAAGTTCTTTATAAGACCATCCTGCGTTTGCAATTTCTGCTTGCTCATCTGCGATGTTAAACATTGCGTTAAACTCATCACTGTTAAGGATGTTTTCTAATTCGGTGTTCATTGTTGTTTTCATTTTGTTTATCTTTGTTTTGTTTGACAAATATACTATGCTAAACTATTAGAAAACAAATTTATTTTACTTTTTTTTGAAAATAATTTCTAACTGATTGAAAATGAACGTAAAAACTTTTAAGAAAATATATAAAAAAAGTAGTGCGAAGCGTAAAGTTTCACCAGATAGTGAACAGAATCAGCAGGAGATCGTTGTGAAGTACCTTCGTTTAGCATATCCCGACGCGCTTTATTGCGCTTCAGCAGGTGGAATGCGCACGAGTTATTTGCAAGCGATCAAGATGAAACGTACTGGTTACGTCAAAGGCTTTCCCGACTTGTTCATCTACGAACCGCGCGGGGAATATCACGGTCTTGCAATAGAGATGAAAAAGGAAAAGGGTGGTACTGCGTCGCCAGAACAAAAGCGTTGGCAGGAGGATTTAAGAAACAGGGGGTATTGTTCTTATATTTGTAAGGGTAATGAGGAAGCAATCAAAGTTATCGACGAATACTTTAATGAGTGACACTTGACCAATACATAGAAGGACATTACAAAAAGTTCAAAGAACTTGCGAAGAATATCTCGCGAGGTGAGGATTACTACGAAGACTTACTTCACGATTCTTTGTTGTCAATGTTTGGAAGTAAACACATCGAGAATCTAATCGACACAGGCGACTTTGAGTTCTATCTTATCCGTGTAATGTATCTCGCGGTTAACTCACCAACATCACCTTTCTACAAACAAACAATCGCGTGGAACAGGAATCGTCGCGACTTCAAAGAGTACGCTCACGAAGTCGATAAGACGTGGTTAGGCGCAAGAATGACAAACGAACAACTGGATATCCTTATAAGTCGGCTGAGTGAGTTTGAACGCTTAATCTTTCAAGAATATATCTTTGAGGGGTTCACGTACCGGGAACTCTCAAAACAGACAGGTATCCCGATGCCATTCCTTTACCGCACAATAGACAATATCAAACAAAAAATAAGAGCAAATGTTATTCGCAAAAAGTAATGAGTACAAAAGACGACTTGAAATTTGTCGCACCTGTAAATTCTTCGAAGCATCGACGCAAAGCTGTGGTCCATTGATCGTTGGCGAAGAAGTTGAAACCGAAGTCCTATTCCGTCGAAAGTCGATTAAACTTTGCGGTTGTGTTATGCCTATCAAAGCAAAACTTGCCTTCGCATCTTGTCCTGCATCTAAATGGGACGGTGTTCTTTCAATGGAAGAACAAATCGAGTTCAAACGTTTTCTTCTCGATATGAAGGCTCAAGGACGTTTGGAACAGAAAGATATGCTGAAGTTCTATTCGTTCAAAGATAAAGCCACAGGAGCGTTCAACGAGCGTTCAACGTGTCCGCCTTGCGTAAAGAAAGATATCAATACGTTTCTTGAATCAATGAAGGATGTTGAAATAGGTGAATAACTAATTGACGCAACGAAGCAAGTTTTAATTATTTTTGTTGTGTCAAATGGTAAAAGTATTAACCCTCTTTTGTTTCCGTTTGACGACAAGAAACAATTGGGGGTTATTTTTTTGAACTAAATGAAACAAACTGGATAAGAACACAAACCACCTTCGTAAGTCACAGCGAAGTAACCAATGACTACACTTGCAATACATCAATGCTTGGATCGTGCAACTGCTCTTTTAAGAGCGAGAGTAATCTTTTTGGGGGACTTTTTCTTTTGTTCTTTCTTTATAGTGCTTACACGTTTTCTTTGTTCTTTTCTTTTCTTTGCACATTTAAGACATACTAATAAATAATTTATGTATACATTCGTTTTATCTGAAAGAGTATTAACTGACAATGTCCTATTGATTCCAGATGATTGTCAATTTAAAGGAAATTATATTGCTATTGTTAAAGAATACTCTTACGCTACATCAAGAAGTGATAAAGAAAAAATTACACGTTTTATAAAAAAGTCTTCACTTTATAAATTTTTAAGAAAAAACTATCCAGAATTTGATGTGTTTGATGTTCCCTTACTGAATAATTATGAATAAGAAAGATTTAATTTATAGTGACCAACAAACAATTTTTGGTTCAAAAGAAATAATTGGTTTTGGTTCATCTGACTTTTATGTTAAGGAAATACCTAAACAAATAAGTAAAGAACTAATAATCAAAAATCATTATAGCAAGAAAGTTTGTAACGACGCTACAACTCACATTCATTTAGGTTGTTACATCAATGGTGAATTACTTGGTGTTTTGCAATATGGTTATGCAATGAATCCTCAAAGTATGGGTTCTGTTGTTGCTGAAACAAAACTAAATGAATATAAAGAATTAAACCGAATGTGGTTTGATGATAAAGCGGAAAGGAATACAGAAAGCAAAGCAATAAGTTATTCTATTAAATATATTCGTAGTAAGTTTAAGACGGTTAAATGGATTCAGTCTTTTGCCGACGAGCGTTGTGGTGGTTTAGGTATTGTTTATCAAGCGGCAAATTTCAAATTTTATGGCGAACACACAAACATTATGTGGGAATTTGAAAATGAAATCTTTCACAATTCAATTGTTACAAATAACAACAGAGGTAAAAAAGCGGAACTGGAGGCGAAAAATTGGAAAGAAAAAGCAAAGAAATTTGAGTTAAGACAATTTAGATACATTTATTTTTTAGATCAAAAAAGCATTAAAAATTGTTTGCTTAAAGAAAAGCCATACCCAAAACATTACAATCAATGATTATCATTCCCGCTCAACTCGAAGCAGTAACAACAAGAAAGGACAAGACTTTAAAACTAACATTTGGAACGAATGAACTTTCACCTGCTCAAGCGTCAGAACTATTTACAATTGCTAATCAATTCGGTTATCTTGCCTTCAAAGACGAGGACTTTAAGCGCGAAGAATTAGACGCAGTAGAAAGTCTCAAGTCTGAGTTAGAAGATACGCTTAAGAAGCCATCACAACGTTTGCGTGGTGTTCTATTCAGACTATTTGAACAAGACAACGACGGGTTCAAAACATTCTCGAAATACTACGATTCGAAAATGGAGCAACTTATTAACCACTACAAAAGTAAATTGGGGTAG